GGATGTTTTCCGTAGAAGTAGCCGTGGTGTCGAGGATAACTCGGGGACGTGCGAGATAGTCCTTAAGTTGAACCTGGGAAGTAGCGGTTTGGAGCCCGCGAGCTCCGGAGGAAAATGAAAGTTTACCGATATCAATGCCTCCGACATCGACAACGGGGCGATCGTGAACTACGTCGCTTTCTGGGGTTTGAGAATTTAATGTGGCTGTGCGGTTTACTTGGACACTTTCTGCACTGTAATCATGCCAAGGATCGACGACTGGGCGTTTTCCACGCCTCAACTGCCCAAATACTTCTTCCAACTCGCCGTCGGTTGAGGGAAGTGATTTGTTTGGGCTCAGGATTTCCCCTAGATCGGAGTTGTCCTGGAGACCCTCAGGCACCACCTTGACTTCCGCCTTGCCAAGGAGTGGTGTCCCGAGGTGTTCATGGCGCCCCCACGTGGTGAAGACGCCATTTTCGTACTCTTTCAAGTAGTAGTCATAGTCGTACACCTTCAAGTCCGGGTAGTGAGACAACACTTTGGCTTTGAATCCTTCAAAGAATTCTCTACCATGCATGAAGGCCTCATGCACCATGCAGACACACGTCGAGCGATTTCTCGCGTCCTCGTCGGAAGGGTTTCCAACGCAGTACGACATGGCCTTGTACATGGAACGAACCTTCAGAGGAGCGTAAACGCGAAGTGTTTCACAGTCCGGATCCACTCTGAAGTTTCGCTGAAGGTAATCAATTTCGGACAAACTCTTGAAGCGAATGTCAGCGCTCTTGTCCCCGGCAGTCATATGATAGCCGAGAGTGGCCGCATCTGCAGCCATGATGTTCCCGTTCCAGGAAACCCTAGGGGAGACACTAGTAACATTGTCGTCACCAGTGTTGACCAAGGATACAAAATCCTGGAACGGACTAGAGGGGGACGGTTCGCCAAACCGCGTTCTAGGGATCCGGGTAAGACCCAGCGACTCGGCCGCTGAGTATCGAGCCAGAAGCCCGAGAATGATGCAGTTAATTACAATAGTGTCAGCCCTACCGCTGGTGACACCTGAGGAGCAGACGAAGAAATTTCCATTCATGAGGAGAATGTAGCGCGAGCACATGGAGAAGACGCGAGCAGTAACGCGGGCTTCGTCGTCCGTGTATCCGCACTTG